CGTGGTTCTTTTATCTCAGATGAGAATACGTAACAGAAACATATCCAATAAAACCCATAACTTTACTACTGGTATCCGTATTGGAACCAATAGTTATTGTGATGGAACGTCGGATCCTCCTGTATCATACAGTGGATTCGCAGTTGCGGTCGTCAGCCAAGGCGTTAATGAACGCATGGAAGACGGTCTCGGAAAAGGGCAGCCACATGATTGTAAGCATAGGAAACTTACATATTATCTCAACGACAATCCGTATTATACGGCTTCCGTTGTATCTGCCCCCAAGTTGGGAGTCACCAGTTGGAACCTTGAGCAAGCACGGCTTTCCGTGTATAACTCAGCGGTTCTGTTTGGTGATTATTTGAACTGGAATCTTAGTGATTCTAGTTTACCACCTGGTTGGTTTATGACTCCTACGACATCCGCCGACGAAGTTCGTCTTAAAGAAGACGTTATAGAGAAAGCACGCGGCCTTAAGGCTGATGTGCTGCTCAACTTGGTCGAGGCTAATCAAATATGGCCTAGCATAAGATCTTTGACCCTTTGTTTGCCAGAAATGGCTTACAACTGGAATAAGATCCGCAAGGTCATAAGGACTGCAGCGGGAGGCTTCTTAGCCTGGAAGTTTGGGGTTTCCCCCATTCTTTCAGACATAATGAGTATCCAGCGCTGGTTTCCTAAAATAGCCGAGGATGTTAAGCGTCACGCAGAAGGACGGCCTTCACGCTTTGCCTCATCAGGCAAGGTCGTGATGGCGTTCGCCCCAGGCGATGAGTCGTCTATTGTCCTTAATGGGCATGAAACGGATCATCGCTACAGCCAGGGGTTCCTTTCGGAATCCCCAGTTGTGCGTTACGTGTTGGTAGTCAAGCCGAGAGATTTAACCGGTTCAGATGCCTTCGGAAGGACTCTGGATCTGTTGATGTCTCGATTCACGACGTCGCCGGCCAGTCTAGCGTGGGAGAAGATTCCATTTTCTTTCATTGCGGATTGGTTTGTCGATTTGCGTGGAGTACTGCGTAGAATAGACAGCATGCTAGGTTTTGAACCCTATCAAGTTGTGTCCTTTACGCGGTCCTTTAGCTACGGTTGTTCAGCGCAACGGTTCTGGGACACTTTTAGTCCTTGTTCCGGTGCTCCACTGTTCAACGTTACGGTAGGCTCAGCTGACTATAAGAACTATGAACGTTCTTTAGTTTCCATGGGGGGATCTCCCCCCACTTGGAAGCCGAGGTTCGGAAAAAATCAAGCCGGCATTTCTGCCGCTTTGATCTCACAATACCTATCAAAGGTGAAGTGAGCGAACCTTGTTATTCGGATTGAAAGTTTAGGAGAAACCATATGGCAACTCAAAAACAGTCAAATGCCTCGACCGTCTCTATCACAACTACGTGCTTTTTAAGCGCGTTTTGTAGGAGAGACTTATCCATGGAAGAAGTACGGTCTATTTCGTGCATTTTTGATGCACTATTAGATCCGAGTCTTCCATACGAAGCCAAGGAGTGGACTTTACGCGTACATCTGGCTAAACACCAGAGGAACGTCATAATGAAACTTCCTGACTCAGTAAAGGAGGTCGCGGCCAAGCTCGCGGTGAAACTCGCGTCCTTCACAGGACGTGATATTACCACTAAGCCATCCGGATCATCCTAACGTTAGTATTAACATAACCATCGTACAATGAACGCCGATCTGACATTCAACACAATCGTTCTCAAGAAGGCTTGGGATCTTAAAGAAGAATCCCTTCGCCAATCGACCACACGGGGTATTAATATCCCGGATAAGTTGATAATCAAATCGCAGGATTACCTTGACTCGAAGACGAAAGTCTCCGGGGCTCGGTATACCGGTCGAATTGATAGAGTCGATATTGATGCCAATCTAACTGAGATTACAACCTCAGCTTATTTTGTCATCGCCGTGCCCAAGACAGCTACCCAAGCGCAAGTCGACAATGTTGTCGCCACGTTTAAGGCAGTTGTTGCGGACGCGAACTTTATCGTGAATGTGTTGAACAACGAAAAGTAAGCCTATAAACGGCTTATAATGTAGTTGTTTAAAAGACTCAGACCAGGTTTGTACGGTACTCCCAGTATGCATGTTATAGAACAAACATATGTTAGCCTGCTAGCAGACGTGGCTTCTAAATCTGGATTCTCTGAAATACGAGGTTCTTATGAAGGGCTACAATGGTGCCTAAACGAGGCTCCAAAGCTAGAGAAGATGCTGATTGGTTGCATAGAACTTGGGCGTGAGCCCGACTTCGATGCTTTCCCGTCAGCACTGCAGGGTCTCGCACGTAGGTCCTTAGTGGATCCTACTTCAATGCGGTACTTGCGGCAGCTTCTTCTGTTCTGCTATAAAGCCACTGTTACACATGACAATAAGACGACGACCGAAGCCTTCCGAGGCTTTGTTGTTACTAATCATGCTGTCGGTTTATTCGGACGAGACCTTTCCAGGTTTAGTCCGAGTCTGCTTGACAGCGCTCGCCGACATTGTCAGTCAGTCCTCTACCGTTTTCGTGAGAAGGCCTTACGGCCATCCCATGGACCCGGTGCGGTAACCACCTCTAAAGAGAGGTGGATGCATAGATACTCTACAATTGAGTGTCTATATCCGTATAGCGATTGGTTCTCGTTATTTTATAACCAGGATCATCTCGCCAATTGGGACTATGCTGAATGCAAGGAACAGATTCAGGCAAAGCTCATAGCTGTCCCAAAGGACAGTCGTGGGCCTCGTCTCATCTGTGTCCATCCTGCTGAAGCCATTTGGATTCAACAGGGGTTGCGTCGCGAGCTGGAGCGCACTATTGCGCTTCATAGAACGTCTTACGGACCGTGGCCGCGAGGCCGCGTTCGGTTCGACGACCAGTCGGCTAATGGGACCATTGCTCTCAAATCTAGTTCTTCGCGGCGTTATGCCACGTTGGACATGAAAGAGGCCAGTGATCGCATCTCCGAACCACTCGTACAGATCCTCTTTGGGAGGAAGTATAAATGGTTTGGGTGTTGTCGTGCTCAGGAGTTCATTATTCCTAAGATGGGCAGTAATGCCTATCGAGGGAATTTGAATAGCTACGCTCCGATGGGGAACGCAACTACGTTTCCTGTCCAGAGTTTAGTGTTCTGGAGCATTTGTGTCGCATCATTGCAGCGCCGTGGGTTTCATCAACCCGGTGCTGTTTATGTGTTCGGTGATGACATCATAGTACCTTCCGAGTGTGCCGAGTTCGTCATAGACGATCTCGAATCATTCGGTCTTCTCGTCAATCGGACTAAATCCTTTTGGCGAGGGGCCTTCCGCGAATCGTGTGGCGTAGACGCTTTTAATGGCGTAGATGTCACTCCAGTTCGATGGAAGACTACACTAGATGCCGAACATACCGAAGGTTTGCAGTCTCTTTCAGACCTTGCTATGCGTTTACGCATTGCCGGATATGAGGAGGCTGCCGTTATGACCTATCAAACCTTGCGCCGTAGGCTCCGGGCCCGCTTTGGTGTCTCGTTATTCACAACGAATAATGAGTACCACGGCGGGTTAGCAGAGTATACGGAGAATGGACCCACTGTGTGGAGGGATGCCTTTTGGCATACCGACTATCAATGGTTCCATAGCCCGGTTTGGAGACTCAAGCCAGTCGCGGATAGCCGCGATCGGTGTGATTGGAATCACGTTCTTGAGTCCGTGTGCTCTCTCGAGCGCACGGGTCGTAGCTCGATACCTTCCAGGTCTCTCTCTCGAGGGACGTGGCTGAATCGAGGGTGGATCAACATCGCTTAACAATGCGATGTTGGGCTACGAGAGATAATTATCTCGTAGGCTAGGGATTGATTTTACAATCACC